TCGTTAGGCGCTGGTAACGATACGCCTAACTTCTCTTCCATCTGCTTGCGGTACTTGAATCCTAAGTGTTCTGCAATGTGCGCTTGGAGCGCCGCCATGATTTGTTGTGCTTGTGGATTCTGTCCGATAGTTTGAGCGATCATCGGGTCTTGAATAAACGCTTGGTGCGTTGCCATATGGGCATCGTGGTCTTGATAGATAAATGCTTTTATAGGAGTGCCTGTTAACGCATTCATGTTCTCGCTTACAGGATCGCTTGGCTTTATATCGTCTTTCGTTGGGACTAGCTTGTCAGCGTTCTTAATGCCTAAGACATCAATCATCTGACGGTGTAGTTGTGGTAGATCATAAATTTGTGGAGCTTGTTGGGCCATCTGTAACACAGCTTGATACTGTACCACTCGTTGTGCCATTGTAGAGCTGTTAGGGTCGCTTACAGGGATAACGTCTACTAATCTGTAATCTGACTGCCGTGCTGACATTTCGCCTCTAAGAGGCTGATAATCGTACTCAGGAGAGGCATACTCAGCCATGATAGCTTTGAGCATTTTAAACTCTTGCTTCATAGCATAATGGACACGCGCCTGTACTGCTGCCATAGGTTTTAACGTACGCTCTAGTAATGCTAGAGTAGTGCCTACTGGCGCGTTAGCTGACATGTCAGAGATGTTCATGTCACTAATAGCACCTAAACGACGGCCTTCATTAGTGATCTGATCTAGTAAAGCAAGTAGCGTTTGACTAGGCTCCTTATAAGGAAGGGGCATTATGTTCTCGCGGATGCTACCTGATGGTACATCTACGTCCTTCCACTCCCCCGGTTCTATGGGAGAATCATCCCCTTTAATGCGTAGTCCACGGGATTTTAGACCCCCCGGAAGATTAGATAGGGTACCCGCATCTACCAGTTGGCGTATAAGCGATGTTCCTGCCCTAGCATAACCACCAATGATGTGAATCAGTCCAAGGCCGTAGAAGCCAAATCCGGGGACATATACGTAATGTACGAAGTGTTGACGCTTTAATGTTAGCTTATCTTCCTCGTCCCAGTTACGGCGAATAGCAAGTATCTCGTTACTGCCCCGTTCCATAGTAACTACGTAAGGTTTAGCTATATCATCGTCAGAGTCATCTACACCTTCAATAACAAGGTCTGCATGAATCTCGTACATAGCATAACGATCATCGTCAGTAAGAGAGAACCCACCGTCTTCGGCTTTCTTCTCTTCTATGTCAGTATGGAATGATTGGGGTTCCCCTAAGTCTATGTCTCGGTAAAACCCATTTACCTGTAGCTTACGTAAGTCATTCTTAGTCTTCCGCATGATATGGGTAACGCGCTCGGCAGACTCTATATTAGAGCAACCGTAAGGCACGATAACGTCTTCTGCGGGGATGTAGATAGCGGTTTGTCTACCTAGGTTAGGATCAAAATAAACCTTCTTAAACGCTGATCCTGCGAGTCCTAGGCTATACAGCATACGCTCGTGTTCGGGGCGATACTCAACCATGTTCTCGGTTAATTCGTAGTTCATGTCGGCTTTTACACGTTCAGCCGCTTCGTCTTTCTCTTTAGTCTCTTGTCCTAATACCTTTACACGAACGGGGCCAGCCGCAGGGAAAGTCTCACTCATGGTCTCTGCTTGGAAACGAATAGCTGCTTCCGCTAAGACTGTAGAGTTAACGCCACAAGCGCCTTCCCAAGGAGTAGTACGCTCTTCATACTTAAAACCAATGATGTCTAGACCCTTAACGTACGTGTCAGCCCACTCTTTTCGGCTATCTACGTCAGAATCTACCATTTCTATGAGGTCACTAGCGAGAGATGTTAGGTAGTCTTCCTCTAGTTCTTCTGCTAGGTTACTATCGAAACTACCCCCTAAAGACTCATTTCCGGGGATTAACGTAATTTCTACACTGCCATCAGACAAAGTTACCATTTCGGGGTCAACGATCTCGATTTCTAGTGCTTGCTCGACTAGCTCCCCTTCCATGCCCTCGTCTACTTCTTCCTCTATACCCTTGGGGGCAGCGTATATACCTTTCTCAATTGCCATCATTTAGCCTCTTAATAGTACCCGTTTCCACGCCGCTTAAAATATTGTTGTTCTTCTGCTTCATCGGTAGGTAGGCGTATAAAACCACCCTGTCTAAAGCGCATTAGCGCCATTACAGTCGAATCCACCAAGTCATCGTTACTCATAAATGGGAATCCCGCTATCTCTTCTACGACTTCTTCAGCCCATCGAGTTTGCGGAACCCAACACAATCCAGACTGTACAATATCAGATACTGCGTTTAAACGCGCTAGTTTATCACCAGACCCTCTATGAGGGGTATATTCGGACACAGGAAGACCCATTCTCCGCATTTCTTGGTATAACGCCACGCCTGAACTCTTCTTCTCCACAATAAACGAGTCTGGTTCCCAGTCAGCGTACTCTTGCATCGCTAGTTCTTTAAGTTCATGAAACTCTATACGCTGCTTAATGCTATTAAGCAAGATAATATTATACGCACTTTCGTCCTCATTATAAAACACTCCCCATGTAGTGAGTGCAGTATAGTCTGCGCGGTTGTGCTTTTCTGCCGCAGCATCCAGTGACATGATTATATACTCACACGCGGGCGGAACTTCCTTCTCCCACTCGTTCCACCACTCCCTTTTTACTATAGAAGCTTCTTCGGCAGTCGGTTTCTGTTGGTACTGGGCGTTCCATTGGAACGTAGGCATTGACGCTTTGGTACGTAATAGTGCCTCTAAATCAAAAAACTCAGGCCACAGGGGCTTTTCTGTTATCTCCCCCGTAGTCTCGTCTTGAAATTCTAGTATAGCGGGAAATTCTATGACCTCAAACTGATCAGCTCGCTCATTCTGAGCCATATCCTTGACTGCACGCCCTGTCAGGTCGTCCATATGCCACCGAGTCTGGATAATTGCTACCCTACCCCCCGGCATTAGTCGAGTACGGGCACCGAACGTGTACCATTCGTAGGCTTTCTCAAACACAGAGAAGTTACCACTAATAACATCTTGCTCAGAGTGTGGATCATCAATAAGGAGTAAGTCTGCACCACGACCTGCTAGTGCGGAGCCAACACCACAGGCGTAATACTCTCCGCCCACGTTCGTATTCCATCGACCTGCTGATTTAGAGTCAACCGCTAGCTTTACGGTGGGGAATATAGCCTGATATTCGGGAGTAGCGATCAAGTTACGCACTTTACGCCCAAAATCTACCGCAAGATCGGTTGTGTGCGACACCATCATCACTTTTTTGTCTGGATTACGCCCTAAAAACCACGCGGGGTAGAAAATAGACACTAATTGGGACTTACCATGCCTAGGGGGGATGTTTACACAGACCCGATCCTTATCCCCCCGCTCGATTCCCATCAACATGTCCGCCAAAATGCGGTGATGTCTACCCACAATGAAGTCTGACATCATGGCCTTGCAAAATTCTATCAAATCATCGTATGCTAGCTGGTTCTGTTTACGTGTTGCTAGCTCATCTACGAGTCTATCTATCTCTTTTACCTCGTCATTGGAAAAAGAATCTAGGTTGTCCAACATTTTTTGGACATCTTCCTCTAAAAAGTCGGGAACAGCCTCAGTCATCGTCAAAAAACCCGTCGTCTAGTCCTAGTTCTTCTTCTAAATCTACAGACTCTCCATCTAAAAAGACAGCCTCCTCCGCTTCTTCCTCTACAGGGACTAACTTCTCTAGTTTCCTACGCAGTTTAGCCTTCAAATCGTCCGTTGACTGGTGCGTAATCGTTATCTCTGACTTCTCAGCAAACAATCCTACGTCTGAAATCTTACCTAACAGCTCTAAGGCACGGATTCTAGTGCGAGGGTCAGGGTTTTCTGTCTCTAGTAGCAGCTTGTTAGTGACTAAGTGCCTAATCTGCACCGAAGACTCCACAACGGAGCGGCCAAATTCACTTAGGATGTTGCTTGTAAGCACCAAAGAGGCGGGAGTCAGGGTAGATATACGAGCAGCACTAGCGGTTTTAGAGGTTTTTTCGGGGTCAGACGCATAGGCAGAGGTTAGTTTAGCCGCTACATCCTTATCTTCCTTATTAGGAAGCAAATCTAGGCCGAACTCTGCCAAATCTAGTGCGGTATTAGCCGCAGCTTCTGCTCTTTTTTTCAAATCTAGCTTACGCGCCCCCTTAGATAGAGGAACACCTAGCTCTGGTTCTAGGGATAAAGTCATTTACTGATCGCAGGTTATTCACCGAAGATGCATATATACCAGAAAAAAAATTTTTAGACAAGAGATTTATAAAACAAGGGGGGGTCTTTTCTGTAATGAGGCCGTTCCCGACTCGGTACGAGAAAGGTAGATATATTTGTCTGGAGTAGTAATACATACAACTGACGGAGTCCCATCTCACCAAGCGGGTCATGGGGGGGCGGTAGGGTATTCCCTACGTCAATAACCGTACT